TTACTTATCCTCCTCATTCTTAAATGTATATTGGAACTGCGTCAGATTGTCCGTCATATCTGATACTATAAAAGCAATCGTTAAAATCTTTGATGGTCCAAGCTTATCATATGTCTCCAACAGGCTTCCTTCCAACGCTGCTTCCAGTGTTTCTTCCTCTGTCCACGCCATACCCGCATCATAGGATAGCTTAACATTTATACCTTCATGGATTGCTGTTGCTCCGGTAATTCCATAGATACTTACATCCGACATATCACATGCTGCCTGTATTACCTGTGGATGCGGTTTTGCTGTGATTGTAAGTATCGTATCGGTTATCGTATCCGCATCCGTCCATTTGTAGATTGTCGGTGAATCTAATTGCAAAATATAGTCCGATGCTGGTGCTATATCTAATCCATGTGTCTCGAAATCTGCTGCCTGCAAGGTATCACCCGAAAGAATTATTTCGCTTACTACATTATCCTGAATCGTATAATATTTGTCTTCCGACCAGAGCAGATACTTCACAACCTGTTCTGTATCTCCATTCTCACTCACGGAATTGAGCACATCACTAACAATGGCACTCTGGATTGATTCAAATTCTGTCGAATCTAATTTGACGACATTCATCATGCCACGGTCTATGCCTTCATTCATCGATTTGTTGACAAATGTGCTCGCAAGCTTGAACATGTTTTCATCAATCGTCACATATCTGGAAGAGTATGTGCATTCGCTTTCAGTCGTGAACGTCCAGCTTGCAATGCCCCATCGGATTTCTGCTTTATCGAGCAGGTTCCCAACTGCTACCTTCTCCAGCAGTTGAATTGTCTGAAGCTGTTCCTCCACCACATTCCGCTCCACATCAATCATTCCTGCAATAACTGTACATGTCAGAGCCTTTGATACTTCTATTGCATCCTTCAAGGCAATCTGCGTGAGCTTCTCTTCCAGTGTGATAAATCCATCCCATTCGACTGTACCAACCAATCCCTGACCATAGACAACCGCACGTACCGCCCCCTGGGCTATCGCAATGCTTCCACCAGTGATATTCAACTTCACCAGCCATCGATTTATAGAGTTTTCTTCAATCATAAGCATATACATCAAACTCAGTATATGCTTTCCGTTTTTCCATGTCTCTGTCGGATTATATCCTATGATTGTTACTTCATTCAGCGTGTATTCAATAGTTCCGATCACATCCGCTTCCGTCGCTGTTGCTTCAAGCAGGATTTCCGCCTGAAAAAGCACTCCAATCGATACGGACGATGTAAAGCGGATATCGATAATTGCTTTAGATTCACCATCACCGATCTGGATTGCACTCGCATTCTCATAATTAAAAAATAATATCTCATTTGTTGATACGTTATTCCGCAGCCCTTCCAGATTCTTATCCGTCTTGCTCTTCGCTGTCGCAAGCGCCGGATCCGATCCAAAGCCGGTGATCTTATATCCTCCGTTGAATGTATAATCATACATCATCACACATCCAAGCTTTCCCGGAGCAATACCATCCGTGCACCGGATGATATCGCCAAGGTCGTACATCGCACCGCACAGGCAGCTTGTCTCAAACGGCACATAGTCAATCTGCAAAAGTGCTGTCAGTACCGCGCGCCGGATCTGCTCTTTGTAGCTGTCTACACCATATTGCAGAAACGGATTCGATCCAAGATTGTATGTCAGATAATTATCCGGATCAGATCCATAATAGCTTGTAGTGTCGTTTTCCATATTCACACAGGATAATCCAGAGTAGCGTGTCTCAAACTTACTGAACTTTGAGCCGGTAAACCGTTCATGATTCGTAAGTGTATCAACAACATTCTGCGAGTAGCTTCTAAGTACAAGCTTTCCTTCGCGATCCATCGTCGCAATGGTACCTGTTGCCTGTGCTACCCAGAATACAAAATCCTGCCATGTCTCGATATCATTCTCTGTATAAAGCGAAAGACTCTCCGTTCCGTTCGGAAGTGCATCTACATCTGCCTGTGTCATTCCCAACTCTAGCTCACAGGTTGTGCAAGCAAGTGTTAACAACTCATATGGTGTGCCAATTGTAATATCTACCGTACAAGACCGATTGAAGCGAGCCATGTTGTCGTATGCTGTGATATCAACGCCATACTCTGTGTCATTTGCTTCTGATACTGTATAGACGCCAAGCGGTACATCTTCCCATGCAGTACCGTCAATCAAGAGTCCTTCTGAGACTATAATCTGTGCATTCGTCCAGTCCGGCACCTGCAGATCCGGCTTGAATGTGCATTTTAATTCTCCAATATACACAGAGCCGATCTTGACATCGTTCTGCTCGCTGCACTGATTCGTTATCGTGAAAGAACCGCTTAATATGTCATGATTGGTAAATGCAATCTTATTTACTGTTCCGGTCAGGCGGAACGTCTGTACTTTTCTTTTTGTTTGTTTCAGATATTCTTCTGATACCTGATACATGCTACCGCCTCCTCATATAATATGTATCGCCCCCTCACATTCTGGTAACACCACATCGCTTTCGCTCTGTGGTATATCGTCGGACACATCCTAAATATGTGCTTTGCACATATGTGTCCTCCTCGTTCGGCGGCAAGTCGTCAGAAGCATCCTAAATCATTCACTTCGTTCATGATGCTTCCTCCTCTTATAGCTCTTCCGCACTGAAAGATACCATCCAGTATCCTTGCGTATTCTGACTATATTCCGAATGTTTCTCCAGATCGAAATCTATGCTCTCAATCCGTACCGTATACTCCGCTTCATCAATCTGCAGTTTTACCGACTGCATCTTTGCATATCCAAGCAGCTTGTTCTTCCATCTTGAAGATACCTGAAACTTAAACGAGCCGGAATACTTCCCGGCTCGCACGTCAATCGCAAGATCGTCTCCTGCTTCTGACTGAAATGTATTTGATACCTTGCTGAAGCTCTCTGAATAATCGATTGGATTTGGTACACGTTCGCCATTGATTTTTACATATTTGTTCAGCATTATCTTCCTCCTGATCTGTAATTATTGATCTGGTTCGCACGTACAATGATGTCATTTAATTTTGACTGGCCGATATATACCGGGATCACAATATCGCCTGCTGCCATTGCCGTCTGATTTCCTGCAAGTGCGGCTTTCATCTCACGTGCCACGGCCGCAATCCACTTCTCGTTCTGATCGAGCGGTACAACCGCCTCGGCGCCAGTACCTTCGAGCAAGCCGACCTGTCCCTTTGCAAGCACACCGCCTCGTTCCAATTGCGGTACTCCAAGCTTACTGATCTTTGACAAGCTGACACCCGGTATTTTGTTGATCACACCGATTACGGCATTGATTGCACCGATGAATCCGTTTATGATTCCGATTGCCTTGGATAAGACAAAATTAACGGCTGTTTTTACCGCCCCGGAAATCGCATTACCGATTGCCATACCTGCACTTTTGAAGATGCCTGTTACAGAGTTCCATACGCCTGAAAAGAAACCACCTAATCGATTGAAGATACTTGTTATGCCATTCCACGCCTGTTGGAATATGCCTGTGAAGAAACTTCCAACCGTGCTGAATACAGTCCTTATGCTTGACCATGCGTTTGTCGCAACGGACACGATTCCATTCCATATGCCTGCAAAGAAGCTTCCAATCGCCTGAAAAGCAGATGTGAAGAACTCCTTAAACGCCGTGACAAGCTGTGACACCTTCTCACAGAAAGATTCCCATACAAACTGTGCCACCTCAACGATTGCATCCCAGTTTTTAATTACTACGATAATTGCAGTGATCACAGCAATTACCGCTGCGGCAATCAGCAGAAACGGTCCGATTGCAGTGACAACCCCGGTGATGGCCGGAATCATGGTTCCTGTAATAAACGAAGATGCAGTACCCATCCATGTAGTAATAGAACCGACTAAGGACACTATCTGACCGCCAAATGTAATGACCTTACCCACCGATGAAATGAGTGTTCCTATCACCACAATTAACGGTCCTATCGCCGCAGCTATTGCTGCAATCATCACAATCTGCTGTTGTGTCTCCGGATCTAGGTCACGGAACTTTTGTACAAGCTCCTGTATTTTCCCGGCTATCTGCTGAACGATTGGCATCAAGATCTGACCGATTGATATTGCGCAGTTTTGGATCGCTGTCTTTGTCTTTTCAAACTGGATGGACGGATCCGAAGCTTCCAGCGTATCAAATGCTTTTTGTGCTGTTCCTGTAGAGCTTTCAAGTTCTTTAATTGCTCCTGTAAAGTCGTTCGTATGCTGGGTGATGGTTGCCGCTGCCTTAGCTGCTTCCTGCGATCCAAACATGTCCGCAAGACTCATTCCGCTACTGTCCGCTTCATTCTGTATAATCTGTAACACATCTGACAGATTATATCCCTCATTCATCAGCTCACTAAACGACTTGCCCGTCTTTTCTTTCAAGATGTTTGATGTCGTGCTTCCGGATTTCCCAAGTTCATTCAGCATACCATTGATGTAAGTTGTAGCTTCCGCTGTACCTATACCATTTTTTGTAGTCGTGACGTAAGCGGCACTTAACTGGTCAAGATTGACACCATACATTGCGGCTGTTGGGATAACTTTACCAATGGATGCGCCTAATTCATCTACTGTTGTTTTACCGAGATTCTGCGTTGTGATCAACTTATCAGATACACTTGATACCTGATCTGCCGACAGTCCATATGCATTCATCGCTGTTGTCAATGTGTCTGTTGCTGTTGACATGCTGGTGAATCCTGATCGAGCAAGTACATTTGCTTTTCCCACAAACCCAACGGCATCCTCGGTTGACTGACCTGCTGATATTGCATCATAAGATGCCTCCGCAAGAGCTGCAGCACTTATACCTGTGTCATCTGACAGTTTCATAATACTGTCGTCCAGATCAGAAAGCGGTGTCTGTGTTGTATCTGCAATCGTAGACAGCTTCGCCAATGCGGAAGAGTAATCCGTCGCTTCTTTGACCGCCGCGGTTCCTCCTGCCACAACCGGCATCGTAATTGTTGCTGTCATCTTTCCGCCAAGTGCCGATACTTTATCTCCAACACCTGTAACCTTTTCTCCAAGCCCGGATATGTTGTTGCCAACTTCCTTGATATGCGCTCCTGCTGCCTGCATCTGACTTCCCAGCACAGACGATGCCTGTCTTGCCTGCTTTTCCAAATTCGACAGCTCATTCGTCGTTGTAACAATTTCTGCCTGCAACGCATCATATTCACTCTGTGTGATGTTTCCAAGATCAAGCTGTTCTTTCGCATTTTTAGCCGCATCTTGCTCCAGTTTCAGCTTTTTTTCTGTTTCTTTGATTGCTTCATTCAGAGCATTCTGTTTTGCTTTCAGCAGTTCAACATTTTTAGGATCTATTTTTAATGCATTTTCAACATCTCTCAGATTGCTTTTTGTTCTTTTTATTTCTGAATTGGTTTCTTTCAGTGCTTTAGTAAGTCCAGTCGTTTCTCCATCAATTTTAATCGTAATGCCTTTGAATTTATCCACGTAGCCACCCCCTTTTTACATAGCTGCAAATTTGTCAAAATCATCCTGTGTCGCCTTGAGTGGGTAGTTGTACGTGTCGTTGCTGCTCTCAATCATCATGTCGAGCACATCTCCATGTGTTAACTCCTCAAGGTCCTGCATCGATATATGTAGTGAAAAAGCCCGCAGCATGAAGATGTTTGTATTCATCTCCCTTACTGTGGGCTTTGGTCTTTTTTTAGTTCACTTGTGGTCGTAATATTGCGATTCCATACATTCAGGATGGATGTGATTGCCGCAGGATCCTGGAAGTCTGCTTCTTCAAATTCTTCCATCCATGCGATGTACCCTTCTTCTGAAGCTTCTTTAATCTCCTTCCGGTTCTGCATGTTCATCACATACGCAAGCTTCGATGTATATTCGATTGCATCAAGCTTGTCTACGTCTTCTACGTTCTCCAGCTTCGCAAGATCCTTTAACAGCTCACGCTTAAAGATCTGCTTGTATCGAATCGCAGTCGCTGCGTTGCTCTCAACCGCTACCTCTCTCTGTCCAATTCTGATCACTGATCTCATAGTATCCTCCGTTTCTGTTGCACCGGTGCAACTTTATATTTTTGCAAGAAAAATGGGACGGTATCTTCTACCATCCCATTTCATAATTGATATTAACCTGCTGCCTGTTCTGATGCAGTCGGCTCCCATACTTTTGTATACCAGCTCTTATACACTTCATCTGTTGTATTTGATCCGGTTGTTGCCTTAACCAGATTCTTTTCCTTACCATTGATTACGTTGACATCCGGACGTGGTGCAGCCGTAATTGTCACAGATTCTGTCACAGGCTCCGTACTGTCTTCCTTGGTCTGGGACGCAACGGAGTGTCGTGTCAGTGAGCAACGATACAGTACATGTCTGCGTGCCTTTTTATCTCCTGAAAACTCAAACAAAAGAGCAATATACTTCTGTTCGTCTGTCGAAGATTCAACAAGCACACCATCGACTTCTTCCTGTCCCATTACCTCAGTTTCCACGTCCTCCGGCACAAGTGCAGATTCGAAATCTCCCTCATAGCCGGAATTACTTGACAATACGGCATACGCGGTATCATCCGCATAAAACGTGTTGGATTCTCCGGACGGATCAAGCGACAGACTTACTGCTCCCGGCCATTTCTTTGGTGTACTGTATGTACTCTTGATTGTTCCATCCTCCTGTTCCGTCTCTGTGATAATCGCATAATGTGTATTTTTCAGTCCAAACTTAATCTTATTTTTTTCTTTACTCATCTTTATATTACCTCCGCTTCGTATATGGTCATAAATACTTTCTGCTCGTTCTTGAACTCGTCTGTCATGCTCCACGGGATCTCCGCTTCGTCCAAGGCACTTTCAATCAACGCTTCCAGTTTCTCATCCTTCTTCGTGCTATACAGCACAGCACGCATGGAGCTGATCTTCTGATACACCTTGTCATCTGCGAAGAAATTGCTGTCCGCATGGCATGTGTATGTGACGTATGGTACTTTCGTGCCTGCCGGTGCATGGTCATAGTGTACAGTCACACCCGGTACCGACAAGACTTTCTTTACATCTGCAATCGTCATCCTTTTTCCACCTGCCTTTTGAATTCTTCCGGAAACTCATCCTGCGCCCAGGCTTCCACCGGTGCAATATGCACGTGCGCAGCGGCGTGTCCCCGCACCTCTCCATTGATGATGATGTCATGTCCGTTCTCAAGAAGATGTGTCAGCTGGTACTGCTCGTTATACACAGTCATTCCTTCTGATGTTTTCTTGTATTTCCATCCATTTTTGTACTTTTTTCCTCTTTTTGCACGCTTGTTTTTGGGCGAGGTCTTTTTCAGCTTCTTTACAGCTTCCTCGGCTGTTTTCTCCGCTGCCGTATCAACCGCAGTGTGCACATGATGCTCAAACGCCGAAAAAATCGATTGTAATTCCATATCAAGCTGTCCAATTTTAATCGTCTTGTTCGACATACGTCACCCCTGCTTTCTCTTCAGCATAAAGCTCGATCGTATCGGAATCTGTACGCTCATAGGTGCGATAGATCCCATATACCTTGTCTTTGTACTTCACAAGCTCTTCGCCGTTGTAATTTACCTTATCTGTGTCAAAGCGATACTTCGGATTCATACCGACCTGCCCGGCTTTGAAGAACTCCTGGCGATCAACGGACTGCACCCTGCATATCACCGGATGTTTGATCGTCTCTGTGATAATCGTATTCCCGATATCATCCTGGTCCGTCTTCGTTTCAAGCAATATGATTTCATCATCCATCTTCTGTCCTCGCTTTCTGCGACAACAGGCGGTTATTCAGCGCATACCGGAGCATCCGCGGCATACCCTCGCCGGTTGCCCGCTGCCGCCATTTCCACGCGGCATAGCTTATGATCAGCTCCTCATCATCTACAGGCGGCTCCGGCGGGAAAGTGATACCCTCCCGCTCTATCTCCGTCTGTGCTGCCTGCAGATACCGTGTCAGCCGCTGATCGTACACCTCAGCCGATATGCCGAGGTCAATCTTCAACATCGTCAATCTATCTGCATCTGTCATACGCTACCTCTTATTCCTTTGTTCCTGCAGCCGCCTTATTTGCTGTATCGTCCGCAAAGGTCATGTCGGCTGTCGGTGTTGTTCCAAGGATTCCGATGGCAACGAAGCCCTCTGCAATCACCGGAAGACCGTCATATCGTGCAAGTCCCTTATATACTGTCTGATCTTCCAGGAACTTCACATGCTCGGACTGTGTGATCTGTGCGCCCTCACGCTCGGCAAGGAGATATAAGTCACCATACCCGCCGACGATTACATTGTCCGGGATGAAATCGAGTGTTTCAATCGCACCACCCACGATTGGCATGGTGTCTCCCATTCCGGTTGCGATTGCGCCCGCTGCATTAAAGCTGAGTGCCTCTGCTACGAGCTTGGTCTTGGTTGTCTCGTTCATAGCCCAGAAGCGATTACCTTTTGAATACTTGCCCTTGGCATTCCCTGATGCAATCACAATCTCCTTGAACAGATCAACACCCTTCTTTGCGGCTGCAATTGATACAATGTTTGAGGAAGAAAGATTCTTCCACTCACGCGCTGTATCCGGGTAAGTCTCCGGTTTTGCTGCCTGCGCCAGACGTGTGACTACGCCTGTTGGCATCTTCTTTGATGTACCGTAAAGGATTGCCTTATCAAGGGCTAATCCAATTGACTGTCCCAGAGCTGTGATGATTGCTTCTGCAAGATTGATATCCGAGTCATTCAAAGTTGCATTATCGATTGCCATATATCCAGATACTTTATATCCATCTACTTCGACATTGTTGAATAACATCGACAACTCGTTGATAGAACCATTCATCTCTGTCCAAATTGCTTCAGGGATCGTGCCCTGAATCGGCTGTCTTGCCTTGCCCGGCACAGACTGCACACGTACATGCTTATAAAGCTTTGAGTACTCCTCGATGTTCTCGCGTAGGAGTTCAAGCATCACGTTCGGAATTGTAAGCTCTGCACCTGTAATCGCGCGGTTCTGCACACCGTTTGTATAAAGCGTACGCACACGTTCCAAGAAAGTGTGTACCTCTTCTCGCGCGAAAAACGCATCACGCTCCTGTACTGTCATACCAAAAAACTTCTTTCTAGTTGTTTTCACTGTTTCCACTCCTCTCATTCTTGCCTCTGGTGCCGGTTCTGCCTGTCTCTGCTTGCTTTCCAGTTCTGCAAGCTCGGACTCTGTATCCGATACTTCCTTTTCCAGAGTTCTTACTGACTCGTCATTTTCTTCCTTATCCTTCTCGTACTGCTCTACTTCCTGTGACACTGCCTCCTTCTCTTCGTCTGTCTGTGCCTCTTCAATGGCTGCCTCAAGCTCCTTCTCACGTGTTGCAAGCTCCTTTGCCTTCTCACGTGCCTCTGTGAGCTTCTTTGTGACTTCGCTCAGCTTCTTTCTGAGCATAATTGCTTTTAACATGATTCGCTTCCTCCTTTTAATTTTTTCTTCATGTCAAGCTTCCACACCTCGGTCTGTCGCGCCCGGATGGTATCTGCATCCTTCTTTCGCGCATTGACACTTGTCTCTTCGTATGCCGGGAAGGTGCATACCGACACCTCATACAGTTCCACCTTCTTAATTGTCCAGTGTACGGATCCGTCCTCGCGGGCTTCCGGCTCTTCGTCCAGAATGTCAAAGCCGAAGCTGCACTGATCTACATCGTGACGTTTCACTCTGGCATACAGGTTCATCGCGTCCGAATCATCCGGATTGATGTCGATATGCCCCCAGAGTCCGCGTTCATCCTGCCGCAGTGTCAATGTGCCTGCTTTGGTTCTTCCGAGCACAAGCCCTGTATCATGGTTGATCAGTGCACGTACATCGCCGGATATCGTATCTGTAAACGCCCCAGGCGCTACACTCTCACTCATCCCCGGCATAATGTTATAGGTGCTATTAAAAACGGCGAAGTAACCTTCTATCGAAAGTGCCTCGCCGTCTTCCCGCGTATTAAATTCCGATGCGACAGATCGTATCTGTCGAATATGTCTATCCATTGTCTTCTCCCTTCTGTACCAGTTTCTTCTGTGCCGCTGCCATATCCCACGGAATATAGTTTTCAAGCACTCTAAGTTCATCCAAGCCGTCCTTTGGTGACATGCCTATCTTGTCTCTGACTTCATTTCCAGTCACAAATCCACGGTCTGACAGCGAACCGAATACGGATGCTATCGTCGTCAGATCCCAATCCATCACGGACAAAACATTGAACTTGATGTACATATTCGGACTGTATATCAGCTTTCGTGTCATCTCCTGCTGTAGGCCTGTCACGATTTCTCGTACCTTGGTCTTGACAAAGTAATTCCATTCTTCCTGCTTGTACTCGCCAACGCCCAGTACAAACGGCGGAACACCAATGATTGCCGCGACTGTCTGCTTATCCAGCTTCACATTATCCGCAATTGCAAGATCAGATAAGGAAAGCGGCTTGACCTGATTTATCTCAAACTGTTCCGCAGGTATCAGCCACGGTGCTCCTGCTTCTCCGGATGTCATATACTCGTCTATCAGCTTCTTTCTGCCCTTCGGGCTTGAAAACTCTTCTACCATGCCATCTACCTTGATGATCAGTGATGGCTTCCATTTGCTTTTCATAAAAGCGTTTGTAGTGACCTGTGCCTGCCGCAGGTTATCTGCAACATCTTTCAACTGTGCTGTAACGCCCTGCCCTTTGTACATGTATACCTTATCCGGATTATATACAAAGTGCATCACCTCATCCGGAGCATAAGGGATTCCATCAATCATCACACGATATCTGGTGTAGTCGCCCTGAAATGATACTCTGTTTGCAGCCACCGGCTCCATATCAGACAGATATCCATCTTCCGTGTATACTTTCACAACCGAATTGCCTTTGCCATACAGGAGCAGATTCATCACAATCGCTTCTATAAACGTCTGCCGCGTCATGCTACTGCATGGGTTTATATCAATCTTTCGTGACAGTTCATTGATCACACGCTCGTCACCCCGTTCGGTGTTCTCCATGACGTGAATCGTCATTGCTCCAACCACTTCTGCAATCTTACGGCAGGCTGCTACAATCTCCGGGTTCTGGTCCAGAGATGTATAACCATCACCGCACAGGATGTCATATGCTTCGTTGCTTCCGATCAGCACCGCCGACCGCTTTTTTCCTGCTTTTCTTAGTGCCCGCTGTAGCACGTTATTCTTTTTACTCATCTTCATTCTCACCTCCCCACCAGCTCTTTGATTTCTCACTCTTTTCAAGTGAAATCAAGAATCTGACGCACGCAAATACGCTTGAATCGAATAAGTCAATACGTGCCGTCGGTTCTATCTTTTCATACTGGATCATATCGTCTGTCTTTTCAATGGCGTGTACATTCTGCACACAGTATTCGTATGCATCCGAATGGCAGTAATACAATTTGCCATCCTTCGCCGACTTCTCAATATGCCGGAAGCCTTCTGACTTCACATAGAAATACTGTGGCTGATCTATGATTTTGAACCCTGCTTTCTTCATCTGGATAAAATACTCACGTGCAAATTTCTTATCGTGACCAACCTGCTTGATCTTAAAGCCTTTGCTCCGCATCTCCTTAAACCAATTTACAATGTCACCGACGTTAACCGTCGGCGTGTTGCACATGGTCAGCCATCCATCGTCCCGCCAGCCAAACAGCGGTATGTTGTCTTCATCTGCTTTCCTTGCTGCTTCCACAACTGGGAAGAATGCATGCGTGATAATGATATCCACATCTTTATAGTGTCCGAACAGCGCCGCCGCAGTAAGATCGTACAGCTTCGACAGATCGGCACCGCCGTACCAGTCGATTTTGAGCTTTGCCAGCTCCTCTATGCTCCAGTTGTACTGCTTATCCGAATTCTGAAACTCTTTGATGTCGAAATATGCCTTCATCGCCGTGGTATATACATTCAACTGTCTGCTTAGAAAATCCTTCCGCTGTTGCGGATCGTTCTGCGCCTGTATGGAATCGTTCAGGATAGCTTCCGGCCGGATTGTCACACCATATCCCGGATTTGCCTTTTCATGCTGGATTGGATTGGTAAAATCTACATTTCCCTTTTCGTCCTGATCGGCACGAGATACAAAGCAGAACAATGTATCGTCCTTCACTATGCCATCCAACACTTTGTTTGCATATTCCAACCGGCGATAGCAGAATGAATTCATGTTATCGCCCGCAGTTGTGATACCGATCATCAGCTTGTTCGTGTATGCTGCCATTGCCTCCTTGAATCGGTTGTACTGCGATGCACGCTTGAACGCATGCACCTCATCCGCGATGGCTATGTTACAGTTGAATGAATCCTGCGTGTCCGGATTGCTGGCAAGTGCTTCGATGTACAAGGAACCCTCCGGCTCTTCATTCTCGTTGTAAAAAGTGTACTCGATGGAATGCTGTGCATTGTTATTCAGCACCTTAAACTCGTTTATCATGCCACGGTACCGCAATGTATGCAGGATGTCGTCAAAGCTCTGCTTCGCCTGCTTCAAGGCGGCGGCCACAATATAGATTGTCGCTCCTGATCTTCTTTCCAGAAGGCCAAGTGCAAACGCAAGCGCCGCCACAAACAGCGTCTTGCCCTGCTTTCTCGGAATAAAAATAAAGGCCTCTTTGTATCGTCTGATCTGAGTACCTTTATAGTAAAATCCTATTAAGTTATATACGATGAATATCTGCCACGGCTGCAATATCAACGGAGTATTCCGCAGAGAGTGCCCTTGCAGGTCCTCTCCCTTCACGTGAACCATTACCCGCTCAATGATATTGATCACAAAATCCGGCTCTTTCGTGTGCAGCTCCAGATCATCACGTTCCAGATCGTCCAGGAATCGCTTGCACTCTCGTACATTGTTTCCGGCAATGATCTTTCCCGCAACTACATCCCTGGCATAGTCGATCGCTACCTGCCTATACTTCTTAGCTGCCAATGTCCCGCAGAATATCTCCTAATGCCGATGTCTTCTTGGTTTTGATTGCAGATTCATCAATCTTTTTCAGCCCTGCCGGTGTGAGCCCAAGATCACGCCAATACGCAAGCGCGGATGTATTCATGTCGCCCCAGCTCACCAACAGCGGATTTTTGGTCATGTTGGTACTTCCGTTTTTGTTCGTATGCTCCACTACAGGTTTGGCACCGGTTTCGACGTATTCCTGATAGATTTTGTCACGCTCTGCAAGTATATTTGCGAGCGTATCGATCATCGGAAGAAAAGCATTCCGATACGTGCCAACCGCCTTGGCTGCTGATATTATTCGATTTTTCCATGCTGTCTTTTTCACCCGGTTTCCCCCTTTCTCAAAAAATCCTGCGTATTTGGAAAAGGCTCCACCCACCGTTCTATCCTCCGGCGCTCCAAAAACGCTAGAGAGGGGGGAGTCTGCTGCCATATCTCTTCTTCATACGCATTTGTAACTGCTTTCCCTGTGCTGTCAGCTCATGCGAATCCCTGTCATGCATCTTGTTGTGGCAGGACTGGCACAAGGTTATCAGGTTGCAGTCGTTGTATCTCTCATCCGGATAGTATTCAACCGGGAATACATGATGCACATGCTCTCCTTGTCTTCGCTTTCCGTAGCGTCTGCACTCCTGACACTGATATGCATCCCGTCTCAATACGGATGCGCGTTTCCTTTTCCATCTGGTATCGTTATACATCATTCTTCCTCTGATTTCTTCTGAAGGACATCGATTGCCTTTGTGATTACTGCCGGGAGCTTTACGCCCATAAGTCCTGCGTTTTCTACCAGTGATATCGTTTCATTTGCGATAAATGCAATCACAACCGCGTCGCGGATATAATTCGTTCCAATCACAAGATCTAATCTGTATGCCACGATCACGAACACAAGTGTCATGCACTTTCTGCATAAGCCTTTCCATCCTGCTTTGCTCTCCAGGCTTCCGGTATCTGTCTTGTTGCTTTTGTGGAACACTCCCGCTACAACCAAACCGGATACATAATCAATCGCCATGAATATGAGCAAAGTTACGGTTCCCGCATCCCATCCACCAAATACCGAAGCAATCGCAGATCCAATCATTCCTACTGCTGTACATATCGTCTGTTTCATCGTCTCTCCTTTCTACGCAAAACAGCAGCTATATGTTTCCATACAACTGCTGCCTTCGTGTCTCTCAAATATCTTATGCTATCATAATATCACTTAAAATGTCCCCTGAGTACTCCACTTTCATTTTTTCTTAAAACTTCCGAAGAATTCTCTCACTCTTATGTATAGCTTAAAAAACAAGTATGAATACGTCTCTCTTAATGCAAGTCTATAAAGCATCTGATCTTGCAACGTCAGGCTCTCTACAAATTCCTTTTCGTTAAAGTAATCAATATATTCCTCAATGATCTCATACTCCGTTTTCATATCTTCTCACTTCACTTTCTTAGATAACAGATAGTAGAACTTCCGCCGACTGCGATAGTATAATGCACGCGATGCTGGCATCCCACGCGCTTCAAGCACCGGATATGTGCACTCAGCATCTGTTACTCCCGCAAGGATATACTGTGCAAGTTCCTTGTTTGCTTCCACTGTCGTATCTTCAATCACCTTACATCTCTTGCTTAGTTCTGCTGCCTTGATCGCTGCGCTTGCCGTTGGGTTCGACAATCCACTTCCTGTTGCTCCGGTTTCATGCGACCGAAGTCCTCGCAGTTCTCGAATCTCTTTTATCCAGTCCGGATACTGCATACAGTAGTGGTACAATTCCAAGAATCTATGCTTCCCAATGTTATAGCTGGCGACCGAGTTTCTTTGTCTCACCTTTCTCACGCTCCTTTATACTTTCTGTGTGTACTCCAGACATATCCAGCCTGCACCACTTTTCAGCTTTCCCCATTTCTGCCCGGATACTGTCTTTTCCGCCACAATCGTATATACGCCCTTGTCCCGGATCACTCCGATTATTGCATTTGCTGTACCTGCATCCTTACGAATATTCAGTGCCGATGCTGTGACCTTAACTCTATATGTATCTGTCTGTGTCTGCTCTGGTTGGACTGCTGCCTGCTCCGATTCCTTTGTTTCTCCAGCTGCATTCTGTTCTGTATTCATTCCAAGTCCAAGCGTCGCAAGGATTCCTTTTGCATATGCTACACCAAACGCGCGGCACTTCTCTTCTGTATCCGCTTTTGCTGCATCAGCTTTATTATCTACAAATACACCCTCGCAGATAATCGCCGGGCATTTCGTCTGTCGAATAAATCCAAAATAATCACTTCCGTAGGCGTTCTTTTTTGTCTTTAAGCCTCGGCTTTTCTGCCCGATCTTCACAACTTCTTTCTCTATGTTCTGTGCAAGCCCCTTTCCTTTGCCACCGTTCACACTGTGCCATACTTCGAAGCCTTCTCCGCCGCCTGCATTGTTATGTATATCAAGTGCCAGATCTGCGCCCCAATGATTGCACATTGTTGTCTTTTCGTTGATTGAGCTATCAATATCTCCAGTTCTGCTAATCAATACATCTACGCCATGCTCTTTCAGATAATCGCGGCATCCCTTTGCCATCTGCAAATCAATATCCTTTTCTACAAGATACTTCACTGCTCCTGGATCACTCCCACCATGTCCTACTCCAATATATACTTTTGCCATCTTTATATCCTCCAATCATTTTATATGTTTATGTTCTTTCAGTTTCCCAGATTCTCACCCCCTTCCTTCTTTAGATTTATGATATATTTTCTTAGTGCCAAAATAAAAAAGGTACCAACCAATGAATACTGGTCAGTACCTTTCCTTTTCTAGTATTTACTTGTTTTTCTCGATGAATTCTCTCATCATCATGCTAAGCTGTCCGGCTTGACTTACTCCAGCCTTCTCACATGCATCTGCAAATGCCTCTACCAGCTCTCGCTTCAGCTTATATGATTTGCTTATCAAGCCAGCTTTTGCATTCCACTTGTCCTGCGGTCTAATCTTCTTTTCTTCCATCGTGCACCTCACAATATATATTTAATCCAATTGATGCCACACTCAATACAAGTGCTATTGCAATTGCCGCATCCAATCCTTTTCTGATTGCATAGTACACAAGAACCGCCGCCGAACAGGTGCTAATAATTGTTAATACTTTTCTTATAGACATATCTTCAAAAATGGCTTAGAATAAAATTAGGCGGTGGGTGGGATATTCCCACCGCCTGTGCCCTTACTTGAAGAAGGTTTCGTAGATCAAGCATACTATGGTTGCTATGCCTTGCAGGATGCCTGTTACGATTGCGACTTTTTCAAGTTTGGGCTTTTTCTTTTGTTTTTTCTTAGCCATTTCTTATTCACCTCCTTACAAGTATTATAATATCATACGGTGCACCGTATGTCAATACTTTTTATTAAAAAAGATGAAAAATTTCTGACCAGTATTCACTTTTCAATGTGCATCTTTATCTAGTATTTACTAGACTTTACAGGTAATTCTTCCCGAAGATCTCCCGGAAGCTCTTATCTGGATAGTGCTCTTCGAAAGCCTTCTGTGCCGCTTCGTGCAATATCTGCATATAGTCGCTGTTCTGGTGTACCGCATCCGGTCCTGTCCGGTGATGCTCCGGGCACAGGTAAACCTTCAAACCATACTTTTCCGACAATTTCCTATTCGGACCTCCAAAGCAATGATGCTCCTCAATCGTATAGCCCTGCTGCCGGATTCCGAGCAGATCGCACATGTAACAACATCCGTCTTTGTTCTGCATGATAGATTTACTCATGATTCACATCTCCTGTTCTTATAATCTTGATTGCATCATCCCAATTAACGACATCCTCTCCACCCATTCCAGTATTTCCAAATCGCTCATATGAGACTTTCTTTAGTTGCTCCACTACTTTGTCGGTGTCATAGGCGGTCGGCTGGCTTTCAATAATGTCTTTAAATACTTGCACATTTTCTGCCATAGGTATTTGTTCAGTTAAATCCTTAACTAAAGCATCCGCATCAATCAATCTACTCATCGTACACCACATCCTTACTTACTTTTTTTGTTACCTTGATTGTGTCCTTATTTGTCTTGCTGATCGTAACCTTAACACCTCGACCGTTATCAACTGTTATCTTTGTGATGGTTCTCTGATCAACCAGTTCAACGCACTCTTTTAAATACTCGCACACTGCCTGGTCTATCTCATGAATAGCCAGCTCAATGTTGTCCTTTGCCTTCTCCTGCCGTTTCCGTGCTCTCTGGTGAATCCGTGCTCCAGTGCAGTCGCACATCATGATTGCATGCTCCTCTGCCTGCTCATTTGGTATCTCTTCGCCAAAGAGTACAATATTCATACAGTACTTACATGTTCCTTTATTTGTCATCACTTTACCCCTTTCTTGCTCTTATCCATTATGTTTCTCCATAATCTTCAGCAGGCTCTCAATCTCGGTATTCATAACCGCTGCCGTCTGTTTTGCCATACTGTAGTCTTTCTGTTCAAAATACTTCGCCAGATCATTCATATCATCTCGAAGCTCTTCCAGTGTCGCTTCATATTCGGAATTATCTGTATATCCCAAATACCCCGTTGAAGCTGGAGCATATGTTTCCTGTTCTTCGGTACCTTCTTTCTGATGTGCGCTTTCCTCCTGATCAGCTTCCGCTGCATTCTTCACTTCTTCTGCATCTCTTTCCAGCACCTCCGGATCATGATGCATCTCGACGATCACAGGCTTTTCATACTGCTTCTTCGGTTCTTCTTTCTTCACCGGCTTTGCAACCGTGACTTTACTTTCCTTCCGCTTCGCAGGCTTCTTCTCTTCGTTTTTCACTTCCTTCCTTGGCTCCGGCTTCGGTTCTTCTTTCTTCTCTTCCGGATACGGATCATCATATGTCCTCGCCCAGACATCTTCGATCCTCTCATCCGGATATCTGCGCGCACAGATTGCAGATGCGGCGCTACACAGGTCTTCCCAGCTTATCTGCCCATTTTCTCCGGTACGCATATTGACGATCTTGATACTTGCCGAAATCGAGCATGTCATCATCAGCCTTCCAACGCCCGGGACTCGCACGATGATCACTCTCGTCTCGTCCGGCGCAATGATGTCCATCATCTTGTCGATATCATAATCCGGATAAATCACGCGCGATAATCTCCGGAAGTCGTCCGGTATATCATGCAGCCATGCTCTGACTACCTGCGTCAGCAACTTATCTTCTCTTTGTTCCTCTGGCTGTCCTGCTGCCTCAATCGCAATCTCGATATCTGTCACGCCCTGCTCTGCATCGAACTCCTTCTTGATCTCCCGGATTTCTGTCTTCGATAATTCTTCCGGAATCGTGTCTACAATCGCCTGCGGGAGTGTCAGCATCTCTGCCAACTTTGCCATGCCGAACCCATGATATCTTTCTGCAAGGACAGGCGCATACCCGCCCTCGCTGTATCGTTTGTTGATATTGATATATCTTGATACCACATCTTTTGACAATCCGTATTCTGCCGCCGCAAATTCCGTTACATTCCGGTACCCGCTTGTCCGCAGAATATCAGAGTCCTCTGCCCTACGGAGCAGATAACCTATCTTCACAAATCCGTCTGCTGCCTTGTTCAGCTCTGTATCAAGCTCCTGCTTGAATGCAAGATATTCCTGTGAATACTCTTCTGATCTTTCTGTTAATTCCAACATGTCTTCGCTCCTTTCACACTGCCTCCATAAAGTCTTCCATCAATCCCTGAAGCACTCTGGTATTGTTCTTCTCCTGCAATTCCCTTATATTTGCTTCTCGTAATACCTTCGACTGCTTCGCGCGTGCATGATCTTCCTCACTCATTCGTTTCCGTATCTCTTTCTGCCATTCCTTCAGGAATGGTTTTACTGTTTCTAACTCCGGTTCTTCATCGAACATGCCACGATGCTGTCTGATCGTGCCTCCCGGTTCCACTTCGATCGTATAAAATGGTTTGTCCGGTTCTTCTACCTTCCGCAGGAAGCAAATGTATGTCTCATGCTGCGCCATCCGGTCAAAATACCGGTCTGTGGATCCGACGCAGTGATGCAGGCTCCGCCCTTCGCATACAATGTCATATATCCGCTCTGGTACCATGATGAAATATTCGGTGCCTCTGTACTCGAATTTCTTTTTTATTTCCTTCAGTACATCCTCTGCTTCCGGATACCGTTCTGAATACTCCTCTGAATCAATCTCTATTTCCCTTACCTTGATTTCCTCGACCGCTTCATCATGTCGCCGCTTCAGTTCCCGCGGCTTATAGATCATTTCATCTTCCAGTTTCTTTTTCAGCTTGTTACACATCCGTATATAATCGGCATATTGATCTACGATTACACGCGTACTCTTTCCTTTGTACTGCTCCTTTTTCTGCTTTTCGATGTAGTTCATTGCCTGCTCTGCCGACATATACGTCAACGGCTCTTTTAATGTACCCGGCGTAATATTTTCACGCTTCGCCCATGTAAGCAGCTTCTCAGATATTTTCTCGCCTTTTTCTTCACTGTAATGCATCCACTTAAGGACCAGCCTGCCGCCATTACAATCCCGGATCCGGTTTATTTTCTGTCTGTCTGCGATTCCGAACACCTCTTCAATCGTCCGGCCGGTCACATCCAGGTAACCGATATATTTTAATTCCCAATAACTTATCTGCATGCTTGTCTCTGTCAGCATCCGGTAGAATCTTCCACGGAACAACATCTCTGCTACTTGCATGTATTCTTTGTCTTTGACTGCTGCCATCATTGCATTCCAGTTGCACTGCTGTCCCGCTGCCGCCATCTGGGTGAATAACCGGCTCCACGACTCATAGCTTGTATCCTTGAAGGCTTCCAAGATGCCGGCATCATACAGTGCTCCAACATATTCCCGCTTGTTCTGCGGATTTCCTTTGTTATCAAAGTAACTCCACTGCTTATAGTAGATGTCGCATTCTGCTTTTTTCTTTCGATTGAATTCAAGCGTATCAATTTGCTTGTTCAGGATTACCCGTATTTCTTCATCTATCCATATATTTTTGTGTTCACATACTCCCGGTTCGAAAGTGATTTCTGTTACAAAATGCCTGCATACGGATGTGTCTGTATCCATCGGCTGGATCAGGCAGAAATGTTCAACCATCTCAACTTTCTGTTTTCGTGACAAATACTTAATCTCCCGATTACACTCCGGACATGTAATGTTGTCGTTGTTCCGCGGCTTATTCTTCAATTCAAACGAACCGCCACATGCCGAGCATACCCATTTCTTTGTATCCCTGTCCTTGATACACCAGTTTTCCCCGCCGGTGAACTGCTTATCTATCCAGTCTCGCAGATCTGTAGGCACATCTGGCACACGATCCATCAATGCTGTAACTCTTGCAAATCTTCGCTCTTCCTTTGTCTGCCGCGCTTTCCTGTCTCTTTCCTGCTCCAAATCATATATACGGTCAATCAAATTCGTTCGATAATATGTATATGGGTTTTGTGCATCATCCAATATTTCCTTCAATCGATCATGATCATCGCTCGACATACTGCTGTCACCATTTTTTCCGGAATATCCATAACTGCCATCCCAGCTCGCTTCGTATGCAGCAGGCACCTTCTCTGCATGCCATACCCCGGTATTCGCATGCCATGTTGCATACTCGCTATTCGTCGGGTTAAAGCAGTGCCGCCTCTGCAATACTTTATTCTTGAAAATATTCAATACTACAATTCCCTGTACAACCTGCAGGATTGTCCACCAACCTTTTTTCTTCGTCTTCGGCGCCGGTGTTTTCTCTATCGCTTTTTCTTTCATACATCTTCCTCCACATGCAATTGTCTGTTCTTATCGATGTACAGCCATTTATCCGCATATTTACTTGTTACGACGAGCATTTTCATATTCTTGATTTCTTCGTCCTTTTCGACAATTAGTCCGACCACGCTTCCCTCTGTACCTCTGACACGCGGACTGCTGCCTCTGGCAATTGCTATATGCCCCGCTTCCGATACCTTTGCTTTGTCCGGCTGTATGGATACTCCTGTCATATTCGTGATCCAATTCTTTCTCCGTGGATACATGGCTATATATCGCATGATATAATAAGCAAATTTCCGTGCATCCAGCTCTTCCACAAGCGTAATTTCTGTTGTCGCGATACGTTCTCCTTCATCCTCGTCGATATCGCCTGCCGCCTCTACGCGGAAGAAACGACTTTTTTCCCAACTGTAGTATCGCAGGCAGTCCGGCGGATATTCGCAGCAATGGAATCCGGAATTTGCAGTCTTGCTTCTTTCAACCTTCTTTGTCTCTCCTGGTACAAAGTGACATGTCTCTTTCTTTCCATCACCCATTACGCTCTTCAGATTAGGTGTAAACCCTTTGAATGCCATCATCAGTCAACACCTCCCTCATAGTATGTATGCATCAGCTGTTTCCGCTCTGTCCGCGTCGGGATCCCGATAGAAAACTCATGCGATCCGATCATGTTTTTAATAGTTGTGGTCTTCTTCACGATATCCTTGTGCACCACCGCGCGATTCGTATATCCCGTCTCCGCTGTCAATGCAATATACCCCGCAAGGCTCTTCCCTTTCCGTCGTACCGCTATGGCAAACTCCCTGTCTCTCATGATCTCCGCTTTCAGCTCATCCACCCAGTCTTTAAGTATTCCTTTAACATCCAGATGCTTTGCTTCCACATCCAGCTTCCCGATTGCGGCAAGCTCCGGTGTGGTCAATGTATCAATCAGCCCATCGATATAATCCTCCACTTCATCTTTATCCAGTCCGTTTTCTTCCGCAAGTACCTTGAGTGCGTCAATATCACCCTCCTGCAGTTCTGCTGCCGCAAGGCGGTTGATCTCCTCGGCACTGTCCAACTCTCCAAATTTATCCCACATCTTTCATGCCTCCATTCTTCATCTTCTCCTGCATCCAAGCCTTCCACTCGTGCGTGTCCTCGGATACGGTCCAACTTTCATTTTTATTGAGTAAATACTCGACTTTTTCCCACATTTCTGCATTCTTGATTGCAACACCTCTTGCAGACTTCCAGCCATTTTTCTTCCAGCCACCTAACCAGTCATTTTTCAACGTCCAGAATACATGCTCCGTGCGTGTGTGGATATGCACAGTACATCCCTTCTGCATACGCTCCAGCGCCGCAATGAGCAGCGTCAGCGTGATTATGTTTGTATTGCAATGTTCAAAATGCATGACTTCATACACGATCACAGGCTCGCCCTTGTACAGCATCTGCCGTCCATCTTCGTATGCTTCCATCACGTACATACCATCTGCCTTTGTGGCACGCGGTGCAATCGTCGAAGTCTCAATATATATCCTCACTTCCTGCATTTTCGTCTCTTCCTTTCGTTGCACCGGTGCAACTTCGCCAAATCGTCGCCCGGTGCTCGTATCACTCTCTTGGTCTGCTGTATCTTTACTTCCGTGTAGTAGACATAGCTGTACCCTGTTACCTGATTTATGCCAATTCGAATTGATTTTTTATCTATGTAATACCCCGGACGGGCTACTGGTCCATCCGTGATGATCTTTTTCATTGTCCGCCGGACATATGCTTTCTTCTCCGGCTCTGGACGCATTAAATTCCTGCTTGATGAAAGACTGGATGCACGCTTGATCTCTTCCGGTTCAAATATGCTTTCCTGTTCGATTTCTTCCGGAAGCGGTTTGCACAGATATGATGCAAGCTGTCCGAATCCTTCCTCATCCCGGACCGGTTCACTATGATGTGACAATCCCGGCCAGTTTTTCGCTATCAGCAGCTCCGTGTTCCATATTCGGTTGCAGATCAGGTGGATATGGATACCACCTCTTTTGCCAATTTCTACGCGTCTGATCCACTTCCACTTCTCGCCGTGTGCTGCATAATCTCTCCGCATGCGCTTATCAAACAGTGCCAAATCCTGCTTGACGGCATCCATGCTTTTTCGCGTACCTGCCGGATACTTCAATGTGATCCAGCAATCGCCTGGGAGGAAGTTTGCTTTCAGCAAATGTCTATATTTGTTCTCTTTATTGATCTGATTCTGGCGTTTCACCTGTTCCGGTGTCGGTTTCTTCCTTTTCGCCCGGTGCTCGCCTTTTGCTCCTGTATGCCCTGCGAACTTATATGCATGCTCTATGGAATTTTGAAAAAAGTATGTATGTTTTCTGTATGCCATCGAAAGTGTATCCTTGTCCCTAACTTTAATATGCTTATACTGTCTCAAAGCGAGCTTTTATCCCGCTTTTCTTGACGATATAAGCTTTGTGTGATACACTCAAATTGTTCAGATTCGAGGTATTACACCTGAGCCGGTTTTCAGCCGGCTCTTTTTCTTTTCAACGCAGCTTCTCCGGTTGATTCCTGGTAGTATGTACTACCATCTTCCGCTACCCAGTACCGGTACCGGTCGCCATTCGCGATCCTGCTGCCTATGTACAGGCATCCTGCCGGAGGCTCCAATCCTGCGAAGCTCTTTGCGCTCATGTATGCTTTGTGAATGATCTCGTCCATCTTCGTCACTTGTACGCCACCCTTCTTCGGTCTGACGTCTTGCTCTTCACGATTATGTGATCTGCGCAGTCTGCTTCCACGTTCCAGTTTTCCCATCGTAAGCCGTTTTTTGCCATGATTTCCTTTTGCTTTCGCGTCGGCTTTGCCGGACGCTTTAGTTTCTCGTCTTTCAGTCTCATCTTCTTCCTCCGTTTCGTTCGCAAGTGCGATCAGCTGCTGCCAGATTGTTCCGGCCATCATAATCCCAAAGCCATATATCATCCCCATCCAAAGCAGTACAGCACCTTCCACCATCGCGATCGTCGCCAATTTGTATGTAGCAAAAATCATATCGTTGCTCATTCTCTCGTCCTCTCTTTACTGATATTCAGCCTGCAGGCTACCCCAGCCGATCTGTCTCGCGATTGCTGTCGGATTGAACGCCGGCACTCTGTGTCCTGCCTTCAGATCCTTCCTGTATTTCAGAAAATCTACAAATGCAAGGTAATTGACGTATGTCACACCGCATCCATCCAATATCGTGTATGCACCATATCTTCCTTTCTGCACATACATGTCAATCTCTGCCAGCCGGTTCGATACCGTCCGCGCTGATACATCCAACGCCTTCTGTATCTGCGCCTTCGTCACGTACGGTGATGCACTAATATACTTAATCGATGTTATCTCCATAGTCCTCACTCTCCTTACTAATTCAGTTGGTGACAATTTGTCACCGACTCAACTGATGACATCTTGTCACCGGTTCAACTGGTTACATTCTGTTACCGATTCATATCCGGAAACATTTTTTGTAAATGATATTTCTTTAATTTCTGAATCGCTTTCACCTGTCTTTCTTCCTCTTGGATTCTTGTATCGATACATCGCATCGTATTGACAAGCTCATGCTGCGTATCTATATTCGTATGCAGGTCGATCTCATACTCATTAAAAATCTCTGGTACAATGTTGAGTCCTGTCTGTGTTCTCCTAAGATATTCCGGCAAATTCATCTTGAAGATCATGTACACATATGCCGGTAAATACTTATTTGACACAACTTGAAAGACACAGTATTTTGATTCAACCTCTTTCTCTTCGTTCAGATACTCCATCTGGCCTTTTGTTGCCGATACCTGCACGCAGAAGCTTCCTTCCGGATATATCTTTGCTTTCTTTGCCCTTTCCCATATGCATATATCTTTGATTCTTACATGTTTGTATTTGGTCAGCTCCATAGCTTCAATACCTCCGCGATATCGCTCTGATAACCATCTCCAACAAGTTGTCGCATCATTCCCGCCAATTCCCGCTCTGTCTTCCTTATTTCCTCATCTGTTTCTTGCATCTGAGCTGTCAGCTTTCTTATATCCACCTGTTCTTCAGGCTCCGTAGTATCGATATAACGCGGTATATTCAAGTTATATTGATTTGCCTGAATCTCTTCGATTGACACCAATCTGGATATTTTTGCTTTTTCGATACGATTTTTGTAATTTTTTGCAATCTCGTGTACGGCTTCTCCGTCTAATTCATTGACCTTTGCCTTCTTTGTTGCATATTTCGTTGCATCCATTATGTACACACTCTCGGTATCTGCTTTTTTCAGACAGATCATCACAGTTGGTATGCTTGTATTCAGGAACATATTGTCTGGAAGACCAATAATCCCATGAATATATCTTTTTTCGATCAATGATCTTCTGATTGCCAGTTCTTGATTTCCTCGAAAAAGCACTCCATGTGGAAGTAGTACAAACGCTTCCCCACCATCCTTCAGCCTTGTCAATATATCGATTATGAACAGATAATCGCCCTTGCTTTTTGGTGGTACTGCATATTTTCGAAACCTCCAGTCCCCAACACCACTCCATGGCAATGAATATGGTGGGTTCGATATGATTGTCTGGACGCGTCCGATGTTTGGTTCCAGCTTTGCAATGTCACTGTATCGCGTTCCGGCTTCAAGCCGGTATGCTTCAAGCAACTCGCGTGTTGTTATATCCTCTTTTATTACCCATCCTGTTACGTTTCTAATGCTCATATTGAACAAAAGAAGCGGAAATACCGTTTCGCTTTTTTCAATGCAGATCACATTCTTTACACCATTTGCAATATAAGATATTGCAAGGCTTCCAGTTCCTGCGCATTCATCAAGTACCGCTGCCGGTGTTGTCGAAAGCTCATAAAATAATTTACAAATACAATCCGGCGTATAGTCCTGTTTCATCTGCTTTCGCTGGGCTGCCTCTGCCTGAAACACATCTCTGATGAAATCTGTACGCAAATCAATATCCTCAATAATCTTATTGAAGTATTCTTCTCTTCTCTGCTTATCAAAAATGATATCTTTTAGGTATCTAATAAATTCGTACATCTCGGATATTCCAAGTATCTCCCGAATATCCATATCCCATCACGCTCCCTTCTTCAATCGTTCCCGTTCCGCAGCCAAGCTGTCTTTCGCCCGATTAAGCGACCGAATCTCCTCATCTATCTCCTTTAGCTTCATTGCTCTCCGGAACATATCTTTGAAGATTATGAGTCCAAAGCTCTTATACAGCTCTGCTACTTCTTCCTTCCCAGATGTATTCCGAATTGCCGGATGCCACATGTATACGGTCTCGATCAGCTCGTACTCCTCATCCGTTAAGGATTTATGTATCAGATTCTCAAATTCATTCTTCATCATCTTTCTCATATCCTCCAATCTGAACTTCATCTCTATGTCCCATCATTGCCCGGATATGCTTATTAGGCACATCCGCCATCACCGCATTCTCAAGCAGCTCCATCTTTGCTGCCTGAAACACCATATTGTAATACTGCGGCTGTTTAATCGTAATTGGCGTTTCTGCTGTAAAAGCGTCAACTATTCCCATTTTCTACTCGCCTCCTTCCCTTTGTCCTGCTATGCCTCCGGAATTTTCCCGAATTCTTTTTCGTATTTATCTACTGCATAATGCATCAGAAGCTTCTTCGCTTCTTCCTCTTCGATTGCTTCACCACGATGGACTCCGTAATCTTTTTCTCTTGTCAACAGCCAATTTCCTTTTTTGCTTTTCCATAATTCGCAATCATCTGTGCTTCCAACTTCTAGTCCAGGATATAACGACCGAGTAAATATGTTTTTGCATTGATACCATTTCTTAACATCTGCTACCTTTTCCATCTTCTTCGTGTCATATTTCAAACCATTAATTATGAATAGCATCTTTCGCACCTTCTCTCTTCCTTTACCCTGCTTCCTTTTTGTAACGCTGACGCTCTTCCGCTTTGCCTGCTGCCTTGCCTTCCGCGTAGGCGGACATTGCCATGAACATCATGGACTGCTCCGCGGGATTCTTTACAGACATCACAGATTCTGCCATGTTTTCAATGTTTGTCTTTTTCTCGTCTCTTGTCACTCTGTTCACCTCCTTGTTATCTTTGATTACATTATAGGTATCATAGATTACTTTGTCAACACTTTTTTGTTATCTCTGATTACTTTTTCTATTGCAATTCATTCTTAAAGGTGGTATTCTAATGAAAACAAGGAGGTATTTGATATGGAACAAGGAGAAAGAATAAAACAAATACGTACTTCTCTTGGACTTACTCTCGAGAAATTCGGTGATCGATTAGGTGTTACAAAAGTAGCTATCTCCAATATAGAAAAAGGAAACAGAAATTTAACTGAACAAATGACAAAAGCAATTTGTCGTGAATTCAATGTTGATTACATGTGGCTGACTACTGGAGAAGGTGAAATGTTCGTCGCTACCGATGATGATTTTCAGGCACGTATTGATCAGATCATGTTTGGTCAGGATGAAAGTCGTAAAAACTTATTTAAGATGATGATAGATATGAGCGATGAAGATATTCATGCTTTGGAAAGAATCTTGAAAAACATATCTTCATTTTATGAAAACCAGAACAAAGAGGATTAAAAAGAGCTGGCTATTTGCCAGCTCCGATGTACAGATACCGAACAAAGTTATAAATCCGCTTCAGGATTTTATCGTCGTGTATCTTCCCCAACATGTCGAGGATTGCTCTTTTGTAATTCATAGAGTCCCCACCTCCTCTCTGGTATAGTAGCATATTTCGGGGGAATGCATGAAACAATTAGCGATATTTCCATAATTGTGGAAATTATTTCCAATCAGATTCGAACAGATCAGTTATATGGACTTCAAGAGCTGCTGCCAGCGCTTCCAGTTGCATCAATGTCGGAGATACTTTTTCGTTCTCGATATTGTTGATCGTAGACTTTCCGATGCCGGACCGCTTTGCCAGTTCTACTAATGTGATCCGTTTTGCTGTTCTTATCTGCCAAACTAATATTTTCATTCAATATATGCTCCATGATTAGATTGTTTTTTATTTTTTGAAATAAAATACGGTTCTATATATGGTAAAACGATATTTAACAAAATATACGAGCTAAAATACGAGAAATTAAAAAATTTTAATATACAAAGGGGGATACCTATATGGCAGTATGTAAAAGATGTGGTAAAAAAGGACTATTTCTTCATGTAAATGCAGAGGGACTGTGCAACAAATGCGCTACTTTAATTGTTCCGCATAAAGATTCATCAAATATATATTTGACCATCCCTCAACAGTCTATTCAAAAATCTGCGTTTGAAAGTAAAGAGCCAGATTCTACGAAGGAAGAAAATGCTTGTTTCTATTTTATTGATGAACTAACTAAATTAGGATGGGATCATGATGAATTTAAAATAGAACACCGATCTGAAAATTACACATCTTTATTTTATGGAATTAATAACATTCTTAGAATTAAAATATCTGAAAATGTTAAATGGATTTCTATTATTGTTTGTAATGAAGATCGAAAACTGCTACGCGATAGTCCACTATTTGCACATCAAGAAAACAAAAATGAGGCACATTGGAAATCTTATTTCAAAGATATTTCTGACCTACATAATTACCTTGAAATCGTTTCCAAGGTTTCTGTATGTGAATACTACGGTACTCGTGATGCTCTAAATGAAAAAGAAAAAAGTGTTTGCGATTACATAATTAATTTATTTGTATCATGCGGTGCAGATATAGACAAATTTTATCTCTATATCCTCGCAAATGAATTTGAGCTTTTATATCATTCGACGTTAGGTTGCGTTAGATTTAAGGTATATGCTAAACGAGCAGGTGGATATATTTATGATTCACACTTTAAGGAATACCGGATTAAAAATACAGATTATAAATATCCTTTTACCGAGTTAACAGATTTAGATTATTTATCCCAAAAATATATACCAAAAATCATAGAAATTGGTGAAAGCCATACTGATAAAAACGAGATGAAATACTATATGCATTATGAGCCTAGCAATAATTAGATCAACTCAATTACCAATGCGGTGTACCCTGTATTGAATCCTGCAATAATTAAACAATATAATACACTTAACCGGGCAGCCGAGAGGTGTTACACCATATCCGTTCGAGTCTTGGAAGGGAGTGGTGCCTTATGAGTACATATGAGGAATTCATGGTGTTACTTACCATTGCAATACTTATTGTAACGATTCTGAATCATAGAAAGTAAGAAAAACACCTCAGCCGGTCAAGCACAAGGTGTTTTTCTTTGAATAGTTTGCCGGACGGATAGGTCGTATCTATCGCTCGGCTGTCTTGTTAAGTGTATTATATGCTATTTGGTTGATTTTTTCAACCCCAAATCATCTGTAGTTGTTGCACCGGTGCAACAACTACAACTAGGGTACAGATTGTACCTTGCTTCATAACTTCATAACAAAAAGAATCCCCCGTGTTGGCGCACGAGGGACTCAGATACACCATCTAAGGGGATGGCATACTCAACATACAAACATATTATACCATCCCCTTCTTTACAAATCAATAAAGGAGGGATTTTTATGTGGTGTGAACCTAGAAAAAATGGAGTAGTTTATCGTGAGCGGTACAAGGATCCTTTGACTGAGAAAAATAAGGTTGTTACAGTTTTCAAGTCTAAGGATACTGCTCAAAATCGTAACAAAGCCCAGCGTGAACTTAATGCAAAGATTGAAGCAACCATTGCAGAACTTCAATGTGATGATTGCTCAATTACGCTATCTCAAATGCAAAAAGAATATCTGAAAGCTCAATCGGTTACTTTCAAGCAATCGACCGTGAAAAGGAATCAGATTATTACTTCATCTGTTATTGATTTACTTGGTGCTGATGCGATAGTAGATAACCTTACGACTCAATTTGTAAATTCAAGGTTGCTTGGATCTGGGAAACAAGTTAGCACACTTAATACCTATATTACACGGTTCAAAGCACTCCTTAATTGGGGATACATAAACGACTACCATAACAACATGAAATTGATTGCAAAACTCAAACCATTTGTAGATCCAGCAGATGATAAAGAGATAACATCGAAATACTTAGAACCGGCAGAAGCCCAAAAACTTCTTGACTACATCAAACAGGACAAAAGCTGGCACTGGTACTATGTAACTTCAATCCTAATACACACAGGCTTGCGTTTTGGCGAACTTTCAGCATTAGAAACAACGGATATCGATACAAAGAATCTCACAATACGGATTTCAAAGACATATGATTCAATCAATGATATTGTGACATCTCCGAAAACAGATAACTCCAAGCGCACGATTCACATCCAGCCAGATTTACTACTTGAACTGAAGAAGTGCTTGCTCTGGAGAAATGAAATGATGCTTGCCAATAATATTCGATCAGGTCTCCTGATTCCAAATATCAAAACAGGAGAACATATGCATATAGCTGGTTATGAAAAATACCTACGTGTGACCTCCGAGAAACTTCTTGGCAGACGTGTAACACCTCATATGCTCAGACATACGCACGCTTCATTATTGTCAGCGAACGGCATGACTCCTGATGAGATTGCCCGCCGATTAGGACACAGCAAATCTGCAATCACGAGCAAAATCTATATTCATGTTACCCAAAAAGTTATCGAAAATGATAACCGGAAGATTGATCAAATAAAACTGTTTTCATAATTTTTGCCCACTATCTGCCCACCTAGGCGATTTTTCAACCATTAAAAAACGGCGGAAACCCTTGATTCTACGTGGTTTCCGCCGAATAAAAAAGATGCCCAGAGCCGGAATCGAACCAGCGACACGAGGATTTTCAGTCCTCTGCTCTACCAACTGAGCTATCTGGGCA